CAATTCTTGCCTCATACTTGTTCATCATAGCCTCAAATTGAGCCTCTAACTTACCAAGTTCTTTGGCGAAAGCAAATTCATTCATTTGTTCTTCGTTATTAATTGTTGGTTTAATGTCCGCTTTAATCTCAATAGAGAAACCATTAATCTCTCCATTTTCAATTGCAGTAAATAATTCGTCAGACTCAATCTTTGCCTTTACGAATACGGTTCCGTTTGGTAGTTTGTAACCATAGTCTACTGACTTATCGTTATCACTCTCCTTAGTCCAAACTTCAAGCATAACCACCTCATCAGTATCGTAGGAGTGGTTAATACCAAATGCGTTAAATAGTCCTTCCTTAGAATACTTGTACATAATCTGCTGAATAGTCTCCTCAGTGAATCGTACATAGTAGTATCCCATATCGGGTGAGAATCGTAGGATTTCCTTGTTAGGAATCATAATAGGTCCTACAACCTCTTTCTTCTTTTCATCAGCAAACATCTGTACTTTCTCAACTTCATTGAAATGAATAAAGTCTTCCTCAATAGCAGGCTTGTCTACAAGAGAAATCTTGTACATCCCTTGAGCGATGTCTTCTAATGATATATCAAATAATGGTAGTTTATCCATTCTTTTTACTTTTTGTATGCCAGCTTGGTAGCAGGTCGTTATCTTGTACATACTTTGGATTAGAAGGCTTTCCGTTCTTAACCAAGTACATAAATGCGTTTAGTCGGGCAAGTCCCCATTGCGCTGCTGAAGTAACCTTTGGTGAGTGTCCTGTATTAAAAGCACCCATACCACGTAGTACAACACGCTTTGCAGCACCCATACCAACTTTCTTATCTGGGTACTTCTCATTGTAAGCGTCTACCTTAGTCTTTATAGACTTAATAATTTGTGGAGATAGCTTTCCACCTTTTCCAACACCTTTAGGATTCTCGTTAGGAGTATCGCTTTTAGGTGCTTTGGGAGATTTCTTAATGCTTCCATCCTTGCCTTGTGTAGCATAATCATCCTTGACTTTACGGTCACCCCACGGGACGTCAGCCACATCAACACTTGCCTTAACTGTTCCTTTTCGTATAGACTCAGCTTTTTTAATTGCCCAGTTAACACCGCTCGTTCCTCCCCAACCAAGCCAAGCCACATAGCCTCTATCTTTCCAAGGCGTGTCCTTATACTTAGGGTCAATCGCAGCATTCTTTCTATGGCGATTAAAAGCAGCCATTCTCGCAATAGTCTCATACGATAGTTTTCTTCGTGATGCTAATTGGTTTGCACGAGTCCAGCCCACAGAAGTCATTCCCTTAACTTCCTTCCCATACTTCTTCTTCCACTCAAGAACTTTCTTGGCGTTGTTAGTAGCAGATTGTGGGTAGTCGTTGTATGTAGCCATCAAATTAATTTACAATTATTGTAATATCCCTTCTATAGTAATGTAAGCGTAATCATCATACACGTCACCACTTGCGCTCTTAACAAGTATTCCACCTGGAGTTATCCTTGTACAACTAAGTGTTTGTAAAAAGAAGTCTAAAGAAGCTAAATTAGATGTAGGCACAACCATATCAAATTCTATACGGGGATTCTCGCTTTGAAGTATCTTTTCAGAGGCTGCAAATATATTTGTATAGGTATCTGTAACAGCACCACTTTCATCTTCAAACATTAGATTCCAACCTGCTGTGTTTACAGGAAATACCCTACCATTAAAAGTATGCTGACCAAGGTCTATGTAGATGCGTTCTGTTTCTGTAATCATCTGACCGCTTTGGTCATCACCCTTAAGCTTTATAAAAGGTATTTTTAGGTTGGTGTCTACCAATGGTTTGTCCAAATAAGCAAACCTTAATCCCACATCTTTATTCTTCGTAAATATGTTAGGTGTAAACCCAAGTTCTTTTTCACTAAACGCTCCGTTCTGAAAGTTTTGGTTACTATCCATATCAGAGGCATCTGGACCACATACCGAACGATTATATATAGAAGAGTCAAGGTCTATCTTAATCTCTACTATACCTTCTGTATTAATCTCTTGAGTAGTAGAACCAATGGTTATACCATCGTTGTTTAAATCATCAAAGTATAAATCGTAATCCTTATTGTTTATTTCAAGTGACTTAACCTTATCTCCACCATTACTTATGCGTACAGACTTTAAATCGTCTATTAAGTTATTGATATCTTGACTACCTGTTCTTACAATAGATAAAGGGTCTATACGAAGAACGTGTTCAGACGTAGTGACATCGTACTCATAAAACAAACCACAGTCAAATCTTTTCAGAAGTGCTGTAAGTATCTGTGATACATTTAGTGGACAAGTTTGATTAATAGACTCGCTAATTATAAACTCATCTGTAAGCTTGTAGAGAAGAGTATCTGCATTAGAATTAAACTTAATATTTAGAGAACCATAATTGTCTATTCTTGTTACAAGTTTTCTCAATTCTCCTACACCAAACATATCTTGTGCATAGGCTGTGGCAGTATGATGGCTGCCTCCGTGCTGAAACTCTCTGGCATACCTAACATCAAGTTGCCCGTCTAAAGGCTCAATAAAATAGTTTACGCCATATCTACTTCCGCCATTTAAGAAAATCTCTTGGTCCTGCGGGAAATATGCCGTGAAGTCTTCAAACCAAATAACATCCTCCCATATAGCACCAACATCTAATATAGCACCTTCTCCTTCGTGGCCTTCCTCACAAATAAAATAATCGTAAGGTTGAGAGTTCGTATCCTTGTTTGAGTTTCCACTTTGGGTAGCGTAAACATTAGACATATCAAGAATAATATCATTGCCTTGAGGAGCGTCTTGTAATGGTATCTTTTTAACCATAAATCCGTCTTCGTAGACACCAACATACACCTTAAACCTCATTGTAGATGTAGCAATGAATATGGCTTCTACCATTTTGTCTTCACCAACAACAGGTATCTCAAGTTTTGGCTGAGAAATAGATACACTTGTAGAGCCAGAGTTTAATCTAATGTCTGCATTAAAAGAAACCTTTGGGCAGAAGAATCCTCGGATACCATCAAAGTGGTATTCTCCTTGGTCATCTAAGTCAGCAGGGTAGAAACCCATTCTTTTTTCTGCACCCCAATCTGCTGTAGCGTACAATGGATTACCCTCACCATCAGTTCCATAGTTACCTGCGGTTTCCATATTGCCAAACCACTGAGTATGAAACAGCTTTGTGTTGCCATTAAGGTCTTGACAAGAGTTTAAAGACTGATTTGTACCCGACCAAGCAGGTGATTGCCTAACAAAAAAGTTTCTTCTGTTTATATCTTCTTTAGCGAGCAGTTGCGATGGTATAACCATATGCAGTTTCTCGGCTTGGAAGTCTGTGAATGCAGGTGTAGCAGCGTAGTCTCCTAAAGCAAACAACTTTGAATCCACACGAAGTGGGAACGAAGCTGTACTTATGTACGATGTTAGGTACTGTAGGAATCCTCTTACTGAAAACACAGGCATAATACCTGTTCTATCTATACCTGTTGCATACTCAAGAAATTGCCTTGCACCATATCCAAACTTTCCATCTACATCATTACAAAAGTCTATGTAAGGAAATGACATAGGTCTTGTGTAGTCGGGATTAGTTCCCTTGATTCCTGCCTCGCCACCACTTGCGGTGTTTGCTCGGAATTGGTTTAAAGTTCTTCTTTGTGTGTAGTAGTTGTCTCTATACAACTGTCCAAGTTTTGTGTCCTTAATTTTAGCTAAATACTTTGATAAGTAGTCTTTAAGTTCTACTTCAATGTATGATTGTGCTGAGTTGTACTCAAATGAAACAACATTAAGTATACCCGCTATCTCTGTAGAAGTACTGCCGAATACAGTTATCTTAAAATAGAAATCTTCCTTGGGAAAATCTAAAGCAGGAGAGTTTACAGGGTCAAAGTCAAACCTATTTGAAGCCTTGTTATTTGTAGTTAGTGGTATACGAAGCTTTGTATAGAATGGTAGCTTTACCTTGTCAATCTCTACACTGTCGTAGAAATCTAAATCATATTCTAACTGCTGCTCTGGGAATAAGTCAACATCGTTATATGTGACATTATCCGTACTAATCTCTAACTTAAACTCCATACTAACGAGTTGCGATATTAAATTCTAAAGAAGACTTGAACTTGTTGTTTAGTGTGTCAAATGAGCCATCACTAAATCCAACCCCATAAGCTACAGAATCACAGTAATTTGCAAATACTACATCTGGATTAGTTACTAACTCAGAAGATATACCGAAGTAATCGTTTCTCCTTGCAGGCACAATTAATGAATATGAATTGTTTGAAGTGTACTGCGTATATGATTTTGAGTAAAGACCATTTTCAATGTCTACACCTATTCTATATACATCAACACTGTCTATATCTGTATCGTTGTATTTATATATAGTGGCTGTCATACTTGATATACCCACGGGATATATATTGCTATCAAATTTAAAAGAAGCTGCTCCCGAAGCATCTATGCATATAGCATAAACAGCTTTTTGATAGGTATCTGAATAAGATATCTTAACAACATCTCTTGGTTGAAAGTTACCAGAAGGAGTTGATTCACGAAGTGTATCGGAACCAAGTAGGTTCAAAGATATTCCGTTAAATTGCTGGGCTATGCCTTGTCTAAATACTAAATCAGCCATTATATTCTATCGTTTCTGTCTCTAATTCTACGTTCTGTAGCGTTACCACGCAAGTCTTTATCTGCAACATAAGCACGAACTGGTTTGCTTACGCCTATAGCTGTTGAGGTAGTAGCCTCTGCGATTGCCTTTAGGTAATCTACACTTTCATTTAGTGGTGAAGATACTAAACCTCCTTCTGCAAATTTATAACTTCCAGCAGTTGCTTTAGTTCTACCGCTCTTGTTTATGCGCTCAAGTAAGTCTCGGTGCATAGAGGTGGCTCTTTTATTGACGATGTACTCTCCACCTTCCATCTCATATCCACCTCTACCTTGCACAGAGAAAGGTACACCGCCTTCAGCGTGTGATGGTCCGTTTACCATACCCCCTTCAGCGAACTTTTTACCAACGAACTTACGCTGACTAATAGCGGCAAGTTCTGCTCCGTAAGCCGCTGTTGCTAAAGCACCAGATAGCGCAGCTTTTATTGAAAGACCTATTGGATTAGCTTCTTTGTCATAAACAATAAGGTTTGGTATGATAGATGCTAATGCTTGCAAGTAACCTGTAGTAGCGTTCTGTCTATCTCTCTTCTTTTCTGATTCAAATATCTTTTTATCAATTTCGTTTTCTTCAGCAATCTGCGCTTTACGCAATTCTTTTTGCTTTTGTCTGTATTGAGACTCAGTAATTAACTGATTGTTTAATTGAGACTTTAATATATCTTCTTCAGTTTCATATCTTGCAGCAATCTCGTCTTTTTCAGCTTCTAATCTTGCTTTAGTGTTTTCTAATGCAGTGTCGTTAAAATTTGAAATCGCATCACTTGTGGCAGCAAGACTCATACCTATAGCTTCTTCTATAGTGAGGTCTTGAACCAAAGTCTTACCTAACAACTTTGTTGTTTTTACGGCATCATCTGTAGACTCAACGTAATCATCAACACCTTTTTTAGTTTCAAGATAAGATACAACAACCTTATCAAGCATATCCTTCAGTTCTTGATTTGCCGCTGTTGAATTTTTAAGGGTAGTTATACTTGATATGAGTGAAGCCTCTAACGCATCTTCTTGAGCAGCGTATTCACCAAGGCTTATTTCATTATCTTTTAGCTTTTTGCCAAGTTCTTCAAATTCTTTTTTATAATCGCTTAGTATCCCAATACCTTCTGCGCCAATATCTGATTGAGTAAACTTTGTGAATTTTTCGTAGTTACTTGCAACATCAGCAATTCTATCCGCAAATTTAGGGAACTCTCCAGAAAGCTCTTGCACGGATTTCAATGAGTTAGCGTATGCAGCTTGAGTTAATTTTTCCTGCTTTATTCTTATTTGTGCTGCCTCCTCAGAGTTCTTAGCTCCTGCAAGCTCTACTTCAGTTATTGCGTTAATAGCATCTATCTCTGAATCAAGTGTTTTTTGAATATTATCAAGTCTTTCTTGGAAAGCTCTTTTTAATGCATCTTCCTCTTCTTTAAGACGCTTCTTCTTTCTATCAGCAAAAGTTTCTTCGTCTGCTTCAAGCTTGCCTGTTTCCGTCTTTAAATTTTCTAATAAAGCAATTCTTTTATTTATTATTTTTAATTGCTCTATATCCCCCTTCTTTGCCGCCTCAAAAGTTTCTTTCTTTAATCTCTTTATCTCAGTTTCTATCTGCCCTTGAATAATGGCCTTTTCTTTTTCTACTTGAATACCATCTTTAGTTAAATCTAATAATCCAGCGTACTCTTTATTAAATCTTTTTACGACATCGTTATTAGCCTCTGTAGAAATGTATAAGTCATCTTGTACTTGACTTTGTTCCGCAGTTAAATCTATTAAAGCTTTTATAGTAAGTGCAGCCTCGTTTAATTCGCCATTCCAAGTCCCCGATATGTTTGTTAACGCAGTCTGAACATTGCCAGTCTTTTCAAGCTCATCGTTAAACCTCTTTAAAAAATCATCTTTGGATATATCTACCGTATCTTTAATCGCATCAAAAGCTTGTCTAACAAGCTCTGCTTTATCTATTACTGGATTTGCACCGTCACCAAACTTGCGTTGAGACTCAGTTAACTTATCAACCGCCTCTACGGTTTCTTCTGTGCTATCAGCAATTATTCTATAGGCACTTGCTACACCCGCAGACTCTCTGTCAAATACTGCAATTAAGCTTAGGAATATATCCGTTTTAGTTATGTAGTTTCCAAGACGAGTAGATGCCTTGTCATAAGCAGAAGAAAGTATGTCTAATTGACCACGAGTGTTTGCCATTTGCTTGGCATTGGCTAAAAACAACCTGTCCGACTTTTCAAGTTCTTCAGATAGGCTTTTAACTTTTTCGGTGTTATTGGCTAATACAATAGCCGCAGCCGCACCACGCTTACCAAATAAATCTGTTGCCCGAGATACATCAAGATTTCTTTTAGATAATTCTTCTAAAAACTCTGAAAACGTTTTCCCAGACTTTGCTGATTCAAGCAATACATTTCGCAATCCAGTACCTGCACGAGAAGCGGTAAACCCATTGTCGGCAAGAATTCCAAGGAACGATGCTGTTTGTTCAAAAGAAACTCCAGATTGAGCAGCAAGAGGACCAACGTATTGAAGCGCAGTACCGAGGTCGTTAAGCGATAGTGCGGTTTCATTTACAGCTCCTACTAATACATTAGCAAATCTATTTGACTCATCTGTAGTAGCTTGAAATTGATTTAATGTTTTCTTCAAAATAGCGGCAACACCTCCAGGCTCTTCTCCGAGTGCCTGTGATAGAATAGCTACAGGACCTGTTAAGTTTTCTATATCTGTAACAGAAGTACCTAATTTAGCCAACTGCTTTTGAAGTTCCACTACCTCAAGTGCTGTTAATGAAGTAACTCCAGCTACTTCAAATACAGTATCTTTTAATCTTGATACCTCCCCACTGCTTAGGTTCGCTACTGCTGCAACATCAGATAGTGCTTTTTCAAGTCGTATAGCTCTTTGTACAGATTTTACAGTTATCTCGTTAAATATTTGACCAGCTATATTTATTGCTCTATATGCTAATCCATATCTAAATAGAGTTCCTGTTGCTGTTTTAAGCCTGCTAAAGAATCCTTTAGTTACTGTAGTTCCTGCGGATGTTGTATTATTAAATCTTTTTTGAGCATCATTTGCCTTATCAATTAAAGGCTTATGATTCTTGAGCGTAGAAGAAAGCTTTCCTTGGGCATTAGAAAGCTCCTTTGAAGCTTTCTCAGCCTTCTGCTCTACCTGCGCTTTTTCTGCTGTAAGTCTTTTATACTCCTTAGTATTTTTATTTACATTCTCAAGTTGCTTATTTAAAAGTTCTAACCTTTCAGTATACTTATTAAGCTTATCTATGCTTTGTTGCGTTGTAGCCATTATAGTGTCTCAATTAATCTGTCAATAGAAATAGTTGCTTCGCTTGTAAAAAGCTCAGTCAGTCTATCATTTATTCTTGTTTCAGCCTTGCTTAAAGTAGCCCTTACTCCTGTGTTCTTATACTCAAAAGGATTAAAAAAGTTTGACCTATTCTTAATCCCATTCTTTTTAATTCCGTTTGCAATAGCAAATGCAACCCTACCCACATCAATTGGATTACTCGGGTCCATTGGCCTCGTTTCTTTTTTTCTTCCCTGTCCTCTGCTTGGAAGCGTAAATGAAAGTCCCCTTGAAGATTTTTGTTTTATCCAATCCTCTAATCTATCAATACTCACAAGTCCACTCCCGCTTGGAAAGGGTTTTAATTTCTTAGAGTGTGTAGTTAGCTGATAGTACTTTTCATCAACCCCGTACTTTAATTGTGTTTTAATTCTAACAGAGGATGGAACACCTTCTTTGATTCCATAAACCCTTACAATAACAGCTTTTTTACCATTAGGAACAAGCCATCTATCATCAGCATTAGGTGTTATTGAGTTTGATTCAGATGGATTAACAAGCTGTCCCGAGGCAATATGATTCTTTTGCTTTGCTATTTTTACAATAGCTTTTATTATAGCTGACTTTCTGAACGCCCTTGAGGTTTCTGAAACCGCTATTAATCGTATTTGATTTTCATATTGCTTGCGGGTCATATGCTTTAAGAGTCAATACCTCTTATATAAGGCTTGCGAGCAAGAACCACGCTAAAGTCACTCATTGCTGAGGTTATGTTGTATTCCTCTCCCATAGCTGAAACAAGTTCTACTTCACCAAAATCAACATCATAGCCCTCTTGTATGAGGTAGTCTTGTAGCTGGCCAATAACAAAAAGGTTTTCCTCTGAAGACATTATTGATTCTAAATCATCATCTTCCCCAATCTTATCTATGACAATTGCCCCAAAGTCAAGTGTATATATAGGGGAGTTTAAATCTCTTGATATATTAGCTTCAAGAAGAAGAAGTGCCAAGGTTTTAAAATTAAACTCTCGGTTGTTCAAATCTTCTTCTGTATTAGCTACGAAGAACTCATTAACCATATTGTGGTCATCAGCAAAAGACTTTATCTTACCGTAAAGCTCTGTGAGATTGTTCATATAAACCTTTATTTAATTTACAATTTACGCATTGCCTCTTGCTGGCGTTGATTAGCTGATTCAATCTTGCTTTTCTGTGCTAAGTAAGACATCTCGGGAAGAACAGTTCTCATAGGAAGCATATAGGTCTGTTCATACTTGTGTATATCTTCACCCGAAAGCATACGAACTATAGAGTACCAATACCATTGCTGGTTGAACACCATATCAGAACCTACATCTTCAGACTCTTCTTCCCCATCCTCGTCATTAGCCTCGTAAAAAACACCTGCAAAATCCTCAAATAGTATTTTATTCCTATTGTCTATATAGGTATTTAATACATAATACACCCTTCTTACATCTGAGTTTAGTATATATTCTTGATTATCAGACTCTTTATTAATATCTTCATTATCAAACACCTCATCTTGCTTTGGACGTATTATCAATTTAGCTATTTCAAGGTCAATTAGGTGGTCTGGCAATTTAGTCTTGCCTGTTATTATTTGTTCAAGCATTATAAACTGACCGAGAACTAACGAATTTACATCCGAGTAAACTTTTTTTTCTTCATTTAACTTTTCATCACCAAGCATATTATCTTGAACGGGATACACTTCTTCAAAGAAAGCAATAAAGTTTATTTTTTCTATATCGTTTAAACTTGCTATAAAATCCTCAGTTGTTTTTCCCGAACCAAGAAAGTTCATTAGCTTAATGTGCTGTCTGAATGTAATCATAAAAACAAAGTTACTCCGCCATCTTGTTCTTCTGTCGCGCAGTACGCACAGATTGCCAAGCTCATAACCATATCATCGTGCTTGCCATCGGTGTTGGAGAATTGTAGGTTACCTGTAATAGCGTTCCGCTTAGACTTAAAGTCGTAAAGCTCCTTTATCAAGTCCGTGTTCTTAGGTATCTTAATCACCTTATCCTCAAACAGCTTGATGAGGTTACGGATAATCTCGGGCTTACTCTGTGCTGAGGTTGTAAAGGGTATAAGCTTGTACAGCCTATCATCATCAGTCAAGTCATCAAACAATAAGTCGTTATTGTTTACCTCAAAGTATGCGGCAGCCAAGTTATTGTAGTGTTTTAGGTAGAAGGATTTTATCCTTTCCTTAAACTCCTCGTAGTCCATCCCCTCTTCCTTGTAGTTGAACCTGTCTATATCCACTACCCTGTAGTCCTCAGACATCGCTGTAAGCACTGTATAATCCTGTGCTACACCAATATCCATTCCTATGTAGGTTCTCTCACATCTTGTATCTAAATTATCTACAACAGCGTCCTCAACATTACTGAACAAGGCGTTAGCACTCACGGGACGGCAAAGGAACTCTTGGTCAAACTGTGCCTTAGTCATACTCTTCTTAATACCGAGTACAGTCTTAGAAACATTTTCATCGTTCAAGTCAAGGTAAGTCTTTTTAATGGACTTAATCTGTTCCCAATTCTCTTCTACCTGCCCTTCCTTGTACCACTCGTAAAACCAATTAGGACCATTGAAAGTAGATGCCGCACAAACCTTACCGCCCGTTCTTGTAACCATAGGCAACAGCACCTCGTTGATAAAGTCAAGCTTCATATATGCCGCCTCATCCAAGTAAATATAATCCAATGTAGCACCACGAAGGTTATCCCCCGAATCAGCAGAACGAAACTTAATAAATGAACCATTGTAAAAATACATCTCATTTGCCTTACGGTCATACCTCTTGATTATCTTGTTCCACAAATCTTGATGGCCACTGAACATCCCCTCAATGTCCTTCATCACTTTGTTGGCTTGGTCTTGGATAGGTGAGACCCAGAACATTCGGTGTTTAGGGTTGTTTAACGCTCTCATCACAGCATCATTCTGCATAAAGAAAGTCTTACCCGTCTGTCTACCTGCAACTAAACAACTGATAAAGGGCTTATCATCGTTTGTGAGCCGATTAAAATCCTTCTGCGGCTCAGTGGGTTTGTATAACTTAATCTGCATCTATATCCAAATAGTCTTGCTCTTCCTCTGGAGCGGTTAAATCTATCGTAGCCGTAATATCAATCTTTGTCTGCTCCACCTTGGTAGGAGCCTTATACCCCTGCATATCGTTAATAATCTTTATAGCCTCCATAGCAGCCTTCATATCATCGTTGGCAAGGGCTATGTCCCTAATCTTAATTAATGCGCTTAGATTCGTTCCCTTGGCTGCCTCAATGCTTCTCATCTCCGAGTTAGCTATCGCCATTAACTCCTTATGGAAAGCTGTACCCGAAGTTCTCCTATCACGGTAGTAGTTCGTGTAGTTCAATTCCTTTGCAATCCTATTGGATGCATCCATACCATTGTTCCTAATTCCCTCAAGGAACTCTGACTGAAGGGTGGTTAGTTCGCTACCGCGACCCGAGACTACATCCCCTTTCTTATTTCTTTTTGCTGGCATCTTCTATACTGTATAATGGAATATTATGTGCGCCCAATCTTCCTGTAAATACTAACTCACTGAAGTTAGGTGCTGTCTCATCACTATGATACCATTTCCAAATAGAAGTCTTCACCCTTTGGATACAACTGCCACACGCAGTCTTAGGATTCTCACTCCTTGGAAAGTATTTACTCTTGCCCACCATAGAGTTATAAAACTTAAACATCTCTGACTTGGTATCACCTTTAGGCATCGTGCCGCTTAATAAGGCTATTAGAAGGTCCTTAGTTGACATATCTTATCGTTTTGGTATGTATGTATAGATTGATTAATTAAAGGCTCTTAGAATGCCTCTAAGGGAATATACAATATTGAATGTTCAGTGTCTTTCATTATTCTCCCCTTATTATAATAAACTAATTATAATAAACTTTACTCCCATAGTAAAGTTTATTATGATAATAGTATTAGAGTAAAGTAAGACTATTATAATAATAGTATTTATTATTATACAATATTCCCAAAGGTACTTCTGACATTCTTCAAATCACCTTCCCCCCGCCCCTTCCCCCCCCGCTCAGTAGAGTCAGCTTACCCTCTTTTTTCGCCATAGTCGGTCAGTACGAGAAAAACAAATTTTTTTGCAATTATTTTTTGGTATTTAGTACTCAATTTTAAGGGGTGTGGCGTAGCACATTAAGTACTTTTCGCTTATTGCACACCAATTTTACGTTTTGTATTGAAGCACTTTAAAAATATATTTTCAAAAATTATATTTACCTAACTCACTGATAACCAACAAACTATATTTAGAATGATTCTAAATGTACTTTTTGCACCTGCGATTTTGTCAAACCAAAGGAATAAAGATGCACATTGCCGGTATACAATTATAAACGCGCACGGAATGCGCACAAATACTTTTAAGATGAAAGCAACAAACAACACAACAACAGCAACAGCACAGAAGCTAACAGCAACACAGCGCACAGCGCGCACTATTAAGGTGCTAACAGCGAAGGAAGAGCGCACGGCGCACGAGTCGGTATTATTGGCCAATGCGCAGTATAAGACCGAGGCCAAAACGTTAGGGTTCGTGTACGGGACTTTAAAGCGTGAGTACTTCAGCGAAGAGCGCACGCCTTTAGCTATTGCAGTGCGTGAGGTGGTGGGCAATTCATTCCCTACGCGCGCAGCGTTTAAGAAGGGATACAAGGCGCAGTCTTTCCACGTGTGGGGCGGCCTTCAGACCTTGAAGCGTTTAAACCCTGTTAACAAGGTGAAGGCGCGCATTGCACGCCAAAACAAGGCCGAGGCTAAAAAGTAGCCGCGCGCCTTACCTGTGCGCGCGTAGGGCGCGTTTATTCCGTTCGTTCGGTTCACAGGTTCAAGCCTTCCCAATTGGCTTAAATTGGGGCTTCCTATGGAATAGGGGTAGGTCTGAGTTTCCGCGCTCGCTATCCTTTGCAGGTCTGAGTTTCCGCGCTCGCTGTGAGAACGTCTTTAGGTGGTAGCGTTATTTGACTTATTGAATTATTAGTGCATATAGGCGAGGGGTAACTGAAGTCTCAGTGTATGCGTATGGTTAGTACTTACCTTTGGGTGTAGGAACGGGATATGTGTGCGCGTTTATAGGCGAAGTGGGTGAACTCTATAGAGGTCTTCCTATGCACTTTTTATGAAAAACTATCGTACGGGTAAGGTGCGCCACAACGTGAGCGCAACGCCTAACTATGCTGTGTGTAGGAGGTAAGTAACCAATAAGATAGGACATAATTCGCAACATATCGCAGAACCTGTGGTGTGTTGTATCGTATAGGCTCGGAGACTGAAGAGACAGGCAATGCGGAGCGAGACCGCACCGAGCATCTAATTTTAAATTCATATATTGTGAAAAGAGTGTATCGTTTTGCCCTCGTGAACCTCATAGGTTTAGTGGGTGCAGTAGGTAGTATGGTTAGCGTGTGGACAATGTACTTCACAGGCAACAGAGATTGGCTTGTGCCTTTCGTGATTTTTGGATTAATAACGTGGTTCTACATAGAGGTTGTAGCACCTAAAAGCAAATAATATGAAAAGGAGTGTAGTGAGTGTAGGTGACTTGTATATAGTCAATCGCCTACGGAAATGGTTAGAGCAAGGCATAGAGGATTATCTTGTATTTCTTCAAGGTAAGGAGTGGTACAAAGAGGCACAGGAGTTCGTTAAATACATAAGCGATAAGTACGCAGTAGATGCGTATGTTGTAGCGTGTGTGGTGGCAATCCTCAGCCCTAATAACAAGTGGGAGCGTAACAAGATAGATGCTGAGGCACTTATCAAAACCTTTGTAGAGAGTGGTGCAGAAGCTGCGCTTTTAGTCAAAGTGTGTACCTATAATCCCAACAAAGTAAAGGCAGTAAGGGTGCTGTGTGGTGAGATAGAACTAAGTACAAAGAGTCCTAAGACTCATAGCTTTGCGATGAATGTAGGGCTTAACAGCCCAGAGCATATTACTGTAGATAAGTGGCATCTTAGAGCGTGTGTAAGCAGACCCTCTGAAGGAGTTGTAGACGCTGTTGAGAGCTGTACTTCGGCACAATACCGCAGGATAGAAGCCTTGACATCAAAGGTTGCTAAAGAGTTCGGATTAAAGGGCTATGAAGCCCAAGCTATAATATGGGTTAAGATTAAGAAAGTATGGAACAGATAGGATACGAGATAAATTGGAAAGATGGCACTACCACCAAAATGGTGGAGGGCAAAGTAGTAACTGTAAAAACAAAAGATATGCAACAGATTGGAAACGTGTGGATAGAAGCCACAGTAAAAGTAAGAGTGAACCGCAGGGTAACTCTTTGGAATGAGGATAGTGAGGAGTATTTGTTAGAGGCTATGTACGATGGTGACATAGAGATTATAGAGGTAGCAGATACGCATAGATTTGAAATAACAGAAATAGAAAACGCAGAATAATGAAACAGACATTTTACCCAACAGACAGCGAACAGCAATTCCTAATGGACATCGTTATAAACGAGTTCGCACAGAGACAGACAGCTATGGACAATTATAATGTTCAAGAGATAGCATACCGCCAAGCTATAAGTGATGGCGCAATGAGAACCGATAATTATTTTAAGTTATGAGATGGGAAATATACGATGGAAACGATAAGTTAGTTGACATAGCCCACTCCTCCGTAGAGGCAGATATGATGCTCACAATGGAATACGGAGATGAATGCTATGCCCGTAGAGTTATACCTTGTAGAGGGTGTGATAAAAACGAAGGTGAACTTATGCAAGATGCTTACGGAATTTCAACGGGGCATTGGTGCTACTCCTGCTACGACAGCCCTAAGTACCCGTACCGCAAGGACAGGTATGATTACGAGGCATATGGTGAGAGGTTAGATGATAATTATTAAATACAAATGTTATGAATGAAGAGCAGTATTGGGAGGGCTTAACAGCCCATTATGAGAGATTTGAGGATTATGAATATGAAGATTAAGATATGTGGAGATATAGATTTTACTACCAAACAAAGGTAGACGATGACGTGAGGATTACATATGCAGTAAAGCATTGTAAAAGACCGAAGGCTACAAACCCTTATAAGAACTTGGAACGTATGTTCAACAGGGGATTGATTGCTGTATACGGATATGATATAGAAAGTAATATATAAAAACAATAGAGATGAAAAATGTATTAAGAGATTGGTTAGGAATCAATGAAGAGAAGTTTGCCTTAGAGGTGCAACTAAACAAACTACAACAGAAGCTGGACTACTTAGAAGATAAGTACACAGAGGTAGATGGCAAGGCGGAAAACCTTGATAGCGAAGTGAGTAATATGAAGTACGAGTTAGAGGATAAGATATCAGAGTATGATATAGATGACAGAATCAGAGATGTAGCGTACTACGATATTGATGACATCAAGAACGACCTTGAGGAAGATATGGATTACTCAGAGATTGCAGATACAGTGTTTGACCTTGTGATGCAGGAGATTGAGAACAGAGATACAATACAGGAATTAGTAGAGGCTAAGTTAGAAGCATTAACTGACGAAGGCAGAAATAACACGGGTGCATACCCAGATATTACTGAGATTGTAGAGGATGTAGTAGAGGAGTTAATCAATAAACTTAGAGGATAATGGACGGGATTGGATTACATATGACAACAGAAGATTCAAGAGAGAAATTGCAACAGCAAATTGAAGAATATGCGGAACACGTATGCAGGAACTGTATAGTAGACAGCACGATTAACGCACTGTTTAACGCTATCAATGTGGAGTTAGATTCCGTAGGTGTACCCGATGAGATTAGAGATGAGGTCTTTGACTACTTGAACTCAACATTCCACGTATCGTGATACGGAAAATAAAAAAGTACATAGACAAAAAGATTTCTATATACCTTTGGTGGTTTAGAAATTAAGTATTAACTTGCAGAAAAATTAGAGCAATGATAAATCAAGTAACTAAGAAAGAGTGTATGGATGCCATAGATTATTTATGGGGAATGGGTATGACTGTAGAGATGACTTCCGATAAGAAGTATTACACAGAAATCCTGTTGAAGAAAGTAGCTAATATGTATAACATTAAATTATCTGAAGAATGATTAAGTATTTCAATGAAGTAGTTGCAGAACTACAAAGCAAAGGAACAATCTTCGGTGCTGAGTATCGTAAGAAGAACGGAGAACTAACCAAAATCAATGGTCGGTTCGGAGTATCTAAGTTTGTAAAAGGAACGGGTACAAGCAACCCTAATGTGCTTACAGTGTGGGACAATAATCGTAAGCGTTACACTTCGCTTATCCCAGATAACATTGTACGCCTAACAACCAACAAGCGTAGATACCTAAAGGCAGATGAATTTTTAATTGAGAACTATGAGTAAGCTAAGATACACAGTAGAATGGGAGGGTGATGTAGCCAACTACAAGCAAGACTTTGAGAGTATTGAAGAGGCTCGTATGGCTATGATAATGCACCACAATAGAAACGCAGTAATGAAAGTAGGAATTTTAAAAGAAGATTGATATGCCTAATTGGTTTTATTTCTCACTAAACGTGAGCGGAGAAAAGAAAGATGTAGAGCAGTTCGTGGAGAATGTAAAAGGCTCTGAGAAGTTTGATACAGAAGGTCGTGAGTTTGATTTCAATCACTTCATACCTCAGCCAGAGAATATCTTTAGAGGTAACTTGGGTAATAAAGAAGAGGAGTATTGCAAGAAGAATGGTCTACCCGATTGGTACACTTGGAACAATGCAAATTGGGGGACTAAATGGAATGCACATTGCGATGATGAGATAGCTATAAGTGTAGATGGATTTCCGTTTGAACACGAGTATAATCTTAGCACGGCTTGGGCTTTTCCAACACCTGTGATTCAGAAGATGATTGATATGTATCCTAACCTTGACTTCACCATTGTAGGAGAGGAAGAATCAAATGCTTATGGTGTATACATTGTTAGCTCGGAAGAGATATGGGAAGAAGAAGAACCCGATATGGTAGATGAGAGTAACGATAAAGAGGTTTATTGGGATAACTATAAACACCTTTGGAGGTACTTAGATAATGATGAAGAGGTAGAAGATTCAGATAGCTTCTACCCTATGGCTAAATACAGTTGGAGTTAATGAAAGTAGAAGATGACTTATTAATACAAGCCGACCTAAGCACCTTGTATTGGGTGCTGGGTGAGGTAGCTAACAAAGTAAAGGAGGACAATGATTTTATCAAAGTCCTCCTACAGCTTGAGCAATTTGTGGAAACCCACAAGACACGTACCCGAGATATGGTAACGTACCGAGACACAATAGAGAGAGCGAGAAATGAATATCGTAGTCTTAAACTAAGATACGATGGAACAGTAGAAGCACTCAACCTAAAGACTAAGATACTTAGTCAAGTTATGAACGAAAAAATGGATGAAGATGTTAATAACCAATTCTAATTTAGACCAATTCATAGATGCAGAATACCAATTTATGTTGTATGTTAGTACCATTTATACTAATAGTATAACTAATAATAGTATTATAAGTAATAACCTTTAAGGTTATTACTAAGTAATAGTATTAGTAATTATAATAATAGTATACAGAGATGAAAATAACAGAGAGAGACTTACGCAATTGGTTCCCTGCGGACCGAAGGTTCCTGCACTTCTGTGCAAAGTATTACGGATACTCCTTCCACAATGATGAGGTAGTAGAGAGAGCCAGCCACTTAGCTGTGCTTAATGTGATGCGGTTAGTAAATAGAGATGAGGAGTTTGAGGACGAGGCGCATATGACAGGCATCGTTATGTCTTCATTCCGATACGCAATACTTAACTCCTACACCAATTCCCTTACAGCTAACGAGAAGAACTTAGAGGTACGCAACGAGAGTGAGGTTACCTATGGTGATGGTAGCGAAGAGTATAGCAAGTACCAAGAGAGTGCTGTATCAAACGATAAAGAGATAGATAATCTACTTGATGTAGTTAGAGATTATGCAGAGACTAAACTACCTTACTTAGAACGCAGAGCGTTATTAGAATGTGTGATTGGTGAGTCCACTATGAAGGAACTTGCAACTGATACAGATACCACAGTGAGACAAGTACACCTTGCAAAGCAGAAAGCAATTAGAAGAGTTAAGAAACTAATAGGAGTCTTAGATGAGAATGAAAAAAAGTATGGAGAGCAAACGGATAATGGAAAGTACATTAGCCCATCTCGTAGCAAATTACAAATCGCAATACAACTTGAACCCATTAGAAGAGACGAGGCGAGAGAGCGTGATTATAGCAAGGCAATGTCTTTTATTCATACTCCACCAAAAGTATAAGCAGAGTCCAAGTCACTTAGGTAGAATGGTAAACAAGAACCACGCTACTATACTTCACTGCACAAAGGTTGTAACCAATGCACTTGAATGGAGTGATGTCCAGTATGTAGATGAGATAAACAAGTGGTCAACTATCTTTGATGATGTGATGCCTAACAGCCACGAGACAAAGGAAGAGTTAGTAGATACCATACACCACATACTACAAAACTCAATGCTAAACAAGAAGAGTAAGAAGTCCGTACTTGATATGGTCTTGGAAAAAATTAATAATGTTTACGTCAACGATTAATATTTTGGTGTAATTTAGTAGTAATCAATTCAATTATATATGAGCAATTTAAACAAATCCCTAATCAAAGTCCAGTCAGAGTTAAAGGCTCCGAAGGGACAACGTAACAAGTTCGGTAACTACAATTACCGCAGTGCTGAGGATATCTTAGAGGCTGTAAAGCCTTTACTCGCAGCCAATGGACTGACTATGCAAATCTCAGATAGCGTAGCTGAGTTGGCAAGTGGTATACCTTACATTGAGTCTATGGTTATAGTGTCTGATGGTACTGACCAATTAGTAGTAACGGCACAAGCAGGTATTGACCCTAATCGTAAGGGTATGGATATCGCACAGTGCTTCGGTGCAAGTTCATCCTATGCCCGTAAGTATGCACTCAATGGTATGTTCCTTATTGACGATACCAAAGACCCCGATGCAACTAATGACCACGGCAGAAGTTCTGCTCCTGCTCCTACACAATCAGCACCTGCCCTACTTCCTTTAACAGATGAGATTAAGGCTAAGATGGTATCTGCTGTAGCTGAAGGTAAGCGTGATGCTGTGGAGAATGCGCTGGGTAAGTACAAGATTACAGCTAAGGTTCGCAAAGAAATCTTAGGGTAATGGATATCTTAGAAAGGTTTAATGATGATGAGGTGTACTATGCGGACAGGGAATACCTGTCCAATAGTTCCCTCAAGCTAATGAAAGAATCGCCTACCAAGTTTAACCTATGGCACAAAGGTAAATGGTCACAGCCTAATACCTCAGCGTTTGATGTAGGTCGTGCCTTACACGCAAGGTTCTTGGAGGACAAGGTAAACTACATTGGTTGGGAAGGTCAGCGCAGAGGGAACGAATACAAAGAGTTCCGTGCTGAGAATCCTCAGACCATTGCACTAACTCAGAATGACTTCCACCTTGTTGAGGGTATGTACGACAAGCTTATGAAGGTTGATGCCGTACAAGATATTATGGGTCTTGAGTTTACTCCCGAAGTTCCAGGAGTAATGGACTACCATACTGCCCAAGGCAATATTGTGAAGGTCAAAGGCAAGGCTGATGCCTTAGCTTGGAATGGTGTAGACAACTACCTTGTGGATTTAAAAACCACTCGTGACCCAATGCACAAGTTTAAGCGTAACGCTTTCTTCAACTATGCACAACAAGCATACTTGTACAAGACTATCTTTAATGTAGATAAGTTTTACTTCTTAGTTGTACAGAAAGAGTTCCCATATGAGGTGGGTATATACGAAGCAGGAGATGCTTTCCTTGCGAGAGGTGAGCAGGAGTTAGAAGATTCAATTAACCTTTACGAAAGATTATTTATCAATGGAGAATTCAAACCATACAGCGCAGACATTGATGTCATATAGTAGCCTTGAGAATGTAATCATCTCTGGTACAAGCACCATTAGTGGTGTAGCTATTGTGGACATTATGTCTAACAGCAAGAAGAAAGAAGTAGCATTAGCAAAGAGTATTGCCTGTGCTATATTCAATGACTATGGGTACGGTGTTCGTGAGATAGCAAGGCTATTGAACATTGACCATAAAGGGGTATCGGTATATATCGGCTCACACGATAACCGAATGGCTGATAAGAAGTACTTGATTAAGTACACTAAGGTCAAAGCATTTGTTGAGGGCTATGAGTCTTCAAATGAAGTAAGCTTAAACAAAATCAATGAGATGACCAGCAAGGTATTCGCAATTGAGGAGAAGTACGAGCATTTAAAAGAACTATTAACAAGTAACTAAATTAAATTAAGATGGCAAACGACAAAGTATTCGTTGGAAAAACAAGTGTAATCAGCACCAAGTTCGGTGAGATTGTAAAGGTAGCATTAGGTCCTCAAGACTTTGAGGTATTACTAAACGCTAAGAACGAGAAGGGTTGGGTTAACCTTGAGATTAAGGACAAGCGTGATGGCGGTAAGTACATCCAACTCCAAGGTGAGTACACAGGAAAGCCGAAGGCAGTAGCTGTGAACGACACGGATGATATGCCGTTCTAAGTATATGTAAGCAGATATAAAAGGGGGGTTCGCCCCCCTTTTTATATGTTTAATGATACAAAGTAAGGGTAAAACCTGACGATATGGTACACAAAGTAAGGGTAAAACCTGACGATTAATCTTTAACACCAAAGAGAAATGAAACAAAACTATTTTTGTGGGGGATGCGACAAGCAAATCCCAATCGTGATAGGAGTTAATCAGTTGCATATATGTGAGTGTGGTACACTCAATAATATTGGTGATGCGGAATGACACTTGAAGATGTCATAGGATGTTTCATCGTATTAGCTTGGAACGGATATCTAATTTATAAATGGAAGAGCGATGACAAGAAAGAGAAAGCACATAAGAGAGATACAGAAATACTTGGAGATGTTAATGATAGACCAAGTAAACATAACACTACACGCCAGTAGATTTGGGTGGAGTGAAGACATACAAAACCAACTAACCAACTCAGCACTACTTATCCGTAAGTATCAGAGAAGGTTACGATTAATAAAAATGTGATGGAGGTATCTTTAAACGACTCAGAACAGAGACTTGCAAGATATATTGCAAAGCGCAGGTACGAAATAAACAGAGAGAAAGGAACTGTTGATGCTAAAAAAGGAGAACAGTCAAATGAATTTGTAGACCTTGAAGGTATAGCAGGGGAGATAGCTTTTTGTAAAATATATAATTTATATCCCGACTTAGAAGTCAAGGTAACTAATCAAAACACAGATAAAGGAGATTGTGTATATAAAGGATGTAAGACCGATGTAAAGACAACATCTTATAAAACAGGCAAACTTATATGTGCGCTATGGAAGAACAACGAAGTAGACTTGTACGCACTTATGGTTGGAACTTTTCCAGTGTATGAGTTTAAGGGTTTTGCATATGCTTCTGACCTAAAGAAAAAAGAAAACATAATAAACTTGGGGCGAGGAGATTTATATGCTTTGACTCAAGATAAATTAATTACACAAATATGAGTGACGAAGGACAAATGATTTATGACGTTGGTGTACGCCTTGCTTGGAAGAAGAAGCGAGGTAACGGATATACCAATATGTACCAAGGTACAAAGGACAGACCCTTTCAGTTTGTAACAAGAGCCAAGTCTCTTGACCACATCAATCGCAATCCCGAGATGATAGCCAAGATGATGTCGTTTGTAGGAGCAACAGGTAAAGCAGTTTACGATTTCCATATCATAGAAGAGTTCTATCGTAAAGAAATCAGCAATAGCTTTTCACATAAAGAGGAAGATTACAGCAAAGAATTTGGAGAATAAAAAACAAGAGCAATGAGAAACATTATTTACAAAGCAGAAGATGTAGTAGATTCACTATCTACACTTCGCAAAGAGGGAGTTAAGAAAGGTGCTTGGACAGGATTTGATTCCTTGTTTGACAAGTACTCAGTTAAGAAAGGTAGCACCACATACATCTATGCTGGGGCGCACCAAGGTAAGTCACAGTTTGGATTTGAACTGATGATGAACCTATCAGAGTTCAGCGGTTGGAAGTGGGCAGTGTACACACCCGAGACAGGCTCACCTACCGAGGTGTTTGCAGAACTGCTATGGGTATACCTGCGTAAGCCGTTCCTAATCAATGACCATCTAACTGCTACAGATGAGGAAACAGAGAAGGCTATTGAGTTTATCAACTCACACTTCTACCTAATTGACAGCGGTCTACAAGACCTCAGCATTGAGGGATTCTACACAGCAGTGGAGACTATTGAAGAAGATAACTTCATCACCATTGATGGCTGTATGGTTGACCCATTTACTGAGATTAGAACAGATGTATCCAGCGGTGTTCGTGATGACATCGCTATTGGGCAGGTACTAACAAAGGTGCGTAAGCACTCAGCAGAAAAGAACTACCACACTATCGTAACTGTACACACTAAACACCAACAAGCTAAGTACAAGAATGGTGTACCCTATGTTGACAAGCCTACGATGAATGACATAGCAGGTGGTATGCAATGGAGCCGTAAAGGTATGATGGTCGTTAATGTATGGCGTTGCCCCTACGGATTAGAAGATGGCAATGGTGTACCTTACGAGCCTAACCAAGTGGAGATTACAGTTGTCAAGGCTAAACCAAAGATTGTAGGTAAGCTTGGGACCGTTACTTTATATTATGATAAAATGAAAAACAGATACTATGAACTTGACAGCAGAGGAGAAAAGCAATACGCCTATCCACAGCCTAATTCTTGATAGAAGAAAAGCATTCGCTGAACTGATTAGGGCATTCCTTCGGTTCAATGTACCCTCCGCCAAAAAGGTGGAGGTTATGCCTAACGGAAGTCTATCTATAAACGATACTATCTTCAAGGTTGACATCTCTGATTACACAGGTATTGAGGGTGGCTTTGGATATATATTCTTTAACCCATCAAGCGGTAGGTTATTGATTGAAAAGGACAATGTTAAAAAAGTATATAAGGTAGAGGTTGACTTATTAGATGAATCAGTATATTAGTACTATGGATACAAGAGATTTAATACTACAAGAGTCTGAGGCAGTTACAAATTTGTTACTGCTAAAGAACGAAGCCTATGGGGATTCAGCACTTAACCCTGCTGGTATCTTTGCAGGTGGTGATGCAGTTGATAACTTATGTTGTCGCATTGATGATAAGCTTATGCGAATCAAGATGCGTGGTATCACAGACGAGACTGAAGATACAGTCCAAGATTTAATTGGTTACTTGATACTACTGAAGGTTGCCCTAAGACAAAGGAAATGAGTTGGAAGAAAAATGAGGATAGCTTATTTGAACACCTAAAGAATAATTATATTCCAGACCTTGAGTGGTCCGAAGGTGAGTACAATCACTACGATTGCTATTCCATTTCTCTGGAGTGTGATATAGAACTCAAGTGCCGCAACAAGCATTATGATGACTTGCTTATAGAAAAGGCTAAGTATGACAAGCTTATTGCAAGAGCAAAGAAGCACCTTACAATACCCGTTTACATTTCTCAAACACCAAATGGTATATATGCATTTAACCTTGCAAGTATATCTGAACCTATTTGGGAGACAAGGGGTATGCCTAAGACATCACACTTTAATCAACGTCAGTTCATTGATAAAGTGGTAGGATATTTGGATATCAAAAATGCTAAGAACTATGCTTGAGATAGACCTTGAACTCCCTAAACCACCAAGCTTAAATCAGTACTATGCTGGTAAGCATTGGGCAATCCGTAAAAAACAAAAAGATGAATACTCTAAATTCTGTAAAGAAGAACTTGAAAAGTATGATG